CTTAACCTCAGCCTCGTGTTGGTGACGTGGCATCTCTACCATCATAGACCAGCCAGCCTTCTCAGGGTTTGGTATCCACACCTTGATGATGTCGTCAGGTGACTTTACAGTCTCGTTGATGTGGATTGGGTAAGACTTATCAGGTGTTGATGGGGTGTTGCTCCAGCTACGGCTGATATAACGAGCCTCTTCACGTGCTCTGCAAATTGAATTAAGTGATCTCATGGTGTGATTCCTTTCGTTGTTTTGGATATTATAGTACGCAAATTAGTTAAACGCAGGCTGTACTTGATGCCCAGTGGCTTGAGCACCTTGTCTAAATTAGCCTTGATGATTTTCTTTTTGGTTTGGTTCATGTATGCCATTATGCGTACTCCTGATTGTGTTGGTTATAAAACGAGTCGATGCGATCAGTTGCAGTCCTAAAGCCGTAGCTGAACTGCACCCTGAGCTCGAAGTCCTCGTACGGGTTGTCAAACTCTTCGCTGATCATGCCAGCATGGTAGCCCTCAGCGTAGGCAATTTTCTTTTGGTTCTCGTTGATCATTTTAATACTCCAGTTCGTAGTTAAGTACAACAAAGTCTTCCATGCCCTTAGTCATGTAAGACTTGAGTGCGTGCTCTCCGTCACAGTAAAAGAATATACGATCATCACGTACACCAAACGAGTCACAGTCAGGCTCGTTGTCATCGTCATACTCACCAAACGAGAAGTAATAGCCATCAACCTCTTCGCCAGTGTCAGTCCATTGGATGTTGGCGTATGCACCTATTGGTTGTTTGTTAATCATAATGCCTCCTATTAAAAGTGTGGATTGCGCTCTTCTTTGTGACCGCTTACCATATACCAGCACTTCATCTTCCAGCTACCTGACTGCTTGTAGCGGTAGAATGTGCGTCCACTGGTAGTGGTGATCTTCTTGAGTGTCTTAGATATGGTCTTAATGTGTCCACAAGGGTAGCTATCACCATTGAATGAGTACGACACTGGATCGAGTACTCGTGGTGCCTCGATTACATCAAAGCGTGGGTAAGTGCTAGTGCCTGCATCAGTTGCGATGTAGTCCACACCCTTGAATATGCTGGCTTGGTCTGCTACCTCTTGCGCCTGCTCAAAGGATTGAAAGTCGTGACGGCTAACCCAGCCAGCCTCGGTAGGGCATTTGCCGTCAGTAATGTCTGTCACTTCGATGCAAGCTGGTGCGTTGCGATGCTGTTGTACTTTGAAATAGTTCATGGTGTTAGTCCTCATGGTTGTGTATGGTCTCATCAGTGAGCGCATAACGCTCAGACAGCCTCACGGCTGTTTCGACCTGTTAACTAGCTCGGTAGTAGCATTGTACCAGTGAGCGGGGTAGACCTGCATCCGTGGTGCTGTTGTCGTGGTAGACGCCGTCTATCAGTGCCACAGCGTGTCCACGTTTGATTACTATCCACTTACCCTTGTTGTTGTCACGGGCAAACGTGGCAAACGTCTGACGTCCACCACGTGGCAGTTTGTCCATCTCAACCGATGGCTTGCCAGTGATCTGCTTAATCACCTTGTTGGTTTGAGTCCGTGACATACCACGCTGATACTTGCGTCCTACCTTAGCGCACAGCTCGTGCACCTTAGGGTACTCGAGGTTGAATGATAGGCTCAGTGCCCGTACCACGCAGTCGTTACGCTCGGTGTCGATGGTGCGTGGGTTGTTTTTGATGTATTGAAAGTCCATATACTCTCCTGTGTGTTGTGTGTGATCTCATCAGTGCCAGCCTAACTGGCAGACCCCAGTCCCATGGGGTTTCGATCTGTATTACTGTGGGTAGATAAAGACTGTACCACCATCGTAGAACTCAGCGTATAAGCCTAGCTTGTCCAGCGCTTTAACTAGCTTTGGGTGCACGCCCATTGTGTCTTGAAATGAGTACTTGCTGAATGCGTAGTCACCATCTACTTCACTACCCTCACCAGTCCATATGGTATTTTCGTAACCACTGCTGAACTCTTCACCATCTTTTAACCATACTTGTGGAAACTGTTTGGCTAGTTTATCCATTTTGGTTTGCATTGTTTTATTCATGGTATAGCTCCTGTGTGTTGTGTGTTAGTACTGCCTCGAGCTCACTGACTGGCAATGAGCTCTGAGCATTACTATCTGTCCGTCATACGCTGTGTTGGATAACAGCACTGGTTCTGCCAGCTCCCCCTTATTTATCTCGGTTGGGTTTGAGTACTACCTGCAACGGGGTTAGTATAATGACCTTTGTATTTGAATGTCAACAACTGAATGCAAATAGTTTTGTGCCTTATATCTACTGGGTTGCAATCCCTTACAATCAATAGGGTTATTCATTTGACTGGATGTAGTGGGGTTGCGTGGGAGTTGTCATCGCACGATCTCAGCGTCCATAGCCCTCTCGTCTCTCGCACGCCCGTACAGCCTAATAGACACACACCTCACCACCACAGTGGCACGAACGCAGACTACTTGAGGCTACCCCCTCACCTCATAGGCAGACAGCGTGGTGACCCCTTCTCGCCTGTCCAATCCGTCAATAGGTGATTACCCTTATTGCCACGCTGGGCTATGTGAGTAAGTACTCACTTACATATATGTTGCGTTGCAATATGGCACGATACTTGCTTGCCTGTATGGGCGTGCACCAATGTGGTGCATTGGCTAAGAGGCTATGCAGACAGGGTGCTGGGCGCGAAGTGAGTACTCACTTCGGCTATGAGGCAGGCAGGCTATGTGTCATATTAGGGCAGTGTTTCTATGCGGGGGTGTTGTTTATAAACCACATCCCCTATTTGGGTCCTGTCGGGGTCGGCGCGGGCGGGGGCCCCACAGACCCCAAGTTTGTATAACTTCCCAGATTTAAAATTTTTTTTTGAAAAATTGTCACCTTGTGCTCCAAAATTGTCACCGTACAGATAGGAATCATTTTCATCTAAAGACCATCAATTAATGACTTAGGAGACGATTGTCACCATAGTCACCATAGTCACCCCTTGTTTCACTTATTTTTTATTTTTTATTTAAAAAGAAAAAAAGTTTAAGGAGAAGTGAAATATACCCTGACTATGGTGACTTGGGTGACAAATGGGGACAGAGTCGAGCTATATTTTTAAAACCCGGGGAGCAAATAGCTTATCTTTGCATTATTATAAGTATGAACAAATACGCATATCAAATTCAGGGTGCGCTGGAAAACAGGCAGGGTGAGTTGTTGGGCCTTCGTGTTTTGGTGTGTGATGTATATAACTTTGATTCGGTAGATATACCTGTAGAGGTAATAGATTCAGAAACCGCAAAGTACTTACAGTTTAGGCTAAGCATCACCGCAGAGTCATTGGACATCAAACAGCTGCCGGTGGAAATCCAAAATCGAATACGCGCTCCGTTAGGGAGATGGCTGGACCATTGGGTCCTTGATAACTTCTATGGCAATACTAGCAAATCAAAAAGTACTAACCCTTGACTTCTGGAAATACGCCCGCCACTTACAGGCAGGCGATTATGTGTTTGACAAAGACGGCAACCCAGTAAAGGTCAAGCTAGTCCAGGAGTACCGTGCGCCCGCTTGCTATGAGGTTACGTTTAGCGACTACCTTACCGCCGCTGGTGACGAGCACCTAGCGTTCATGGCCGAGACGCCTAAGTACCGCAGACGGGTGGTAGACTACAAGGGCATTCGTAAGTTCAGACGCCCGCTCAAAGCGCTATCGGTCAAAGATTTACTGGAACTACCACTAAGAACAAAGCATAACCGCCAGGCTTACTCGGTTCCCACAAGTAAACCCATCAATTTTCCCCACCAAGACTTACCTGTTCCCCCGTTTATCTTTGGGTTTTGGTTTTTTAACCGAAAGAAAAACAAAAGTCTGCAGTTTCCTGTAGGAATGCAGGAGGAAATTACCCAAATTTTTAGGGATCATGGGTACAAGGTAACGGTTGGGCGCAAAAAACCCACTGGCGAACGTGCGTTTACTACGACTCCTACGATTGAGTCGCAGTTAATCCCACTAATCCCCACAAAAATCCCGTACAATTATTTATTTTCCTCAATAGAACAAAGACTTGAGCTGTTGCGGGGAATCATTCTGGCAAAATCGCGCCAGTATTCTCAAAAAGAAGATACGTTTCGCGTGACGTCCACCCACTACGGGACAATTGTCCAGATTCAAAACCTAGCTGAGTCTTTAGGTTGCAAGACAACCATCGATCACAAGCCGCAGCTAAAGAATTACACCGTATTTTTTAAATGCCGGTATCCTATCGTGCCAAACCAAGTATCGCCACCTGTAAAGGTTCATCAAGCGAGAAGGCAGATCATGGATATTGCATCCATTCCCGCCCAGTCTTGCATTCACATCGAGACTGAAGGGCAAGACAACACGATTCTCGTAGGAGAAGGCTTTATTCCATGTCGCTAACACCAAAACAAGAACAAACCCTCAAAAAGTTTGCAGAGTCCCATAAACACTGGCCTAAGCAGCAGCTTGAAGCTGCCATCTGGCAGGTTAAATGGCATCTGCAGGCGCTTAAACATCAAAAAGAACCAGAAGATGGGCAATATGATACCTTCCTTATGCTGGCTGGTCGTGGATCAGGCAAGACGCATACTGCCAGCCATTGGATTGGCATTCGTGCTTGGAAGTACAACAACACTCGCTGGCTCGTTACTGCCCCAACCTCCAATGATATACGTGCAACTTGTTTTGAAGGAGACTCCGGACTTCTTAATATCATCCCCCGTTCACTTATACGCGATTACAACAAGTCCCTCTTCGAGATTACCCTTACCAACGGATCGCTCATCCAGGGAATTCCTGCCTCAGAACCAGAACGCTATCGCGGTAAACAATACCATGGGGCTTGGTTCGACGAGCTGTGTGCATTCGATTACATTGATGATGCCTACGACGGCGTACAGTTTACCCTCCGTCTTAAGGACCCCCGAATCCCTCGGGTGCAGCAGATTATTACCACCACACCAAAACCTAAAGAACTAATTGTTGATTTAAACGAAGGTAAAATTGGTGGTGACGTGTACGTGGTTAACGCCTCGTCATATGACAACCGCGACAACCTATCAGAGACGTTTTTTAAACAGCTTGAGACGTATGACGGAACCGACATTGGAAGACAGGAGATCTATGGCCAGATCTTGGATCCTGAGCAAGCCGGTATCATCAAACGTAAGCAGTTCCGTATGTGGCCCGCTAACAAACCAACGCCAACCCTGGAATACGTGATTGCTTCGTATGACCCAGCGACCTCAGAAAAAACCATGAACGACCCCACGGCGTGTACGATCTGGGGAGTGTTTGACAGAGAAGACGCTGGCACCTGTGTTATCCTATTGGACGCATGGGATGATCACTTAGCTTACCCAGAATTACGCCGCAAAGTAATTAATGATTACAAAGAGGTGGTGTACGGATCGGACAACGACTTTGCTAAAGGCAAAAAGGCTGACCTGATTCTTATGGAAGATAAGTCGGCTGGTATTTCATTAATCCAAGAATTGCAAGGCGCTGGTGTACCTGTGCGTGGTTACAACCCGGGACGCGCTGATAAGGTGCAGCGTTTGAATATTGTAGCCCCGCTTGTTGCTAAAGGCAAAGTGTTTATTCCGGAAGACGTAGAACAAAAGGGCGAATTTGCATCTTGGTCCAAACGATTCTTGCGCCAAGTGTGTTCATTTCCAGAAGCTGGCGGCCATGATGACTATGTAGACTCCCTCTCACAGGCGCTTAGAGTGCTTAGGGACTCTGGCTGGCTGCAGTTAGACCCATTACCCGCCCGCGACTATGACTACGCCGACATGGATGAATCTAAACGGTTTGTCAATCCGTACTCACAATAGGGCGGATTTGGGTCATTCCTTGCATTATTATAAATAGGAATATTACATGAACCCTATCAAGTCCCCACATCAAATACTGCTGGAAAAGGCAGGGTTGTCCTTGGATCCTAGTCCGGGGTTAGT